GCAACATCATTAGCTTTGTTTAATAATACAGAAGAAGTTGATATTTCTCTATTCTTAGGTGGACCTGCTGGAAATACATTTAAAACTGAAATCATTACTATGGTTGATACAAGACTTGATTGTGTAGCTTTCTTGTCACCTGATTTAGATGCTGTTGATGGTACATCAAATCAAAGTACTAAAACAGCCGCAGTAGTGGCTGATAAAAATGTTCTAACTAGTTCATCGTATTATGTATTTGATTCTGGTTGGAAACGACAGTATGATAAATACAACGATGTAAATAGAAGTGTTCCACTTAATGGTGACATTGCTGGTCTTTGTGCTAGAACAGACTTAACGAATGACCCGTGGTGGAGTCCTGCTGGATACAACCGAGGTAAGATTAAAAATACAATCAAACTTCTTTTCAATCCTACAAAGACTTCGAGAGATACTCTTTATAAGAATGGTATTAACCCAGTAATCACAGAAGCGGGTGAAGGTAATTTGCTTCTTGGTGACAAAACTGGTCTAAGTAAACCATCTAGTTTTGATAGAATTAATGTACGTAGATTGTTTATTGTTCTTGAAAAAGCAATTGCAACTGCCGCTAAATATCAGATGTTCGAATTCAATGATGAATTTACAAGAGCTATGTTTGTAAATATGGTCACACCATTCTTACGTGATGTACAAGGTAGACGTGGCATACAAGCGTTTAAAGTTGTTTGTGATACAACCAATAACACAGATGCTGTTATAAATAGAAATGATTTTGTTGCTGACATATATATTAATCCTGCACGTTCGATTAATACTATACAGCTTAACTTCATTGCTACTAATAATGTCGTTCAGTTTGAAGAAAATATAGTTTAATTAAAACTTCCAGAGATACGAAGGAGATAAAAATATGCCTGGATTAAATATAAATGATTTTAAAGCAAAACTACCTGGTGGTGGTGCACGTCCGAATTTATTCAAAGTGCAAATCTATATGCCGGGCAGTGCAAATCTAGCTTTCTTAGCTAAGGCATCTTCATTACCTGGTTCAAACATTGCTCCAGTTGAAGTTCCTTACATGGGAAGAAAGATAAAATTACCAGGTGACAGAACATTTGAAGAATGGAATGTTACCGTCCTTAATGATACAGCTTTCGACTTGCGTAATTCGTTTGAAGAATGGTCACAAAGACTTAATCAACATAGTGCAAATGAAAGTGAATTAGCATATTATGATGGTGATGTATTCCAGTTAGACCGTTTCGGTAAGACTGTAAAACAATATCATTTTGTAGATATGTGGCCTTCAACTATAGCTCCTATTGAGTTAGCACATGACAGTAATGATGTTATCGAAGAATTTGCTGTTACATTGCAATACCAATATTGGACAAGTGGCAACGTAACCTAAGATTTAACTCTAAAGGATAATTATGGCAAGTTTTGAAATATTCGGAAAAGAAATCAGCTTTGGGAAGATGGGTAAAAAATCTCCCAAGGCTGATGATATTAAAAAGGTACCAGAATCTTTTGCAACACCCAAAGATGTAGGTGCTGATACAGAGATTACGGTTCATGCTGGTCATACTGGTGCGGCCGCTTTCGCTACATATATGGATTTTAATGCTAGTGCTAAATCAGATATTGATATGATAAATCAATATCGTAGGATTGCACAGCAACAAGAATGTGAATCTGCAATTGATGATATATTAAATGATGCTATTGTTTTAGAAGTTAATAAGTCACCTGTTTCATTAAATCTTGATAAATCAGATTTATCTAAATCAATAAAAGATAAGATTGGTGTAGAGTTTGATACTATTTTAAATCTACTTGACTTTGATTCAGATGGTCCTGAGATATTCAGACAATGGTATATTGATGGTAGAATTTATTATCATCAGATAGTAGACCAAGATAATATGGAGAAAGGTCTTATTGAATTACGTCCTATTGATGGTCGTAAAATCAAAAAGGTTCGTGAAACAATTAAGACACCAGACCCAGTTACTGGTGCAAAAGTAGTTACTGGTGTAAATGAATATTATATTTATAAAGATATAAACTTAGAAAAGAAAAATATACACACCTTAGAAGAAACATTACAAATTCCTGTTGAGTATATCGCATATAATAATTCTGGTAAACGAGATGTAACTACAAATAAGGTTATCGGTTACTTGCATAAAGCAATTAAACCAATGAACCAGCTTAGGATGATAGAAGATGCTGTTGTTATCTATCGTATAACAAGAGCACCTGAAAGACGAGTTTTTTATATTGATGTTGGTAATCTTCCTAAGATAAAGGCTGAACAATATATCAAAGACATAATGAACCGTTATAGAAATAAAATGGTTTATGATGCTTCGACTGGTGAGATTAAGACTGACCATAAACACATGGCTATGCTAGAGGACTTCTGGCTTCCACGTAGAGAAGGTGGTAAGGGTACAGAAATTAGTACACTTCCTGGTGGTCAAAACTTATCTGAAATGGATGACGTAGCATACTTCCAAAAGAAGTTGTATCGTTCTCTTTCTGTTCCAGTATCAAGATTAGAAGCTGAAAGTGGTTTTAATTTGGGGCGTAGCTCCGAGATAACAAGAGATGAAATGAAGTTTGCAAAGTTTATTAATACATTGCAGATTAAATTTTCTAAGTTATTTAAAGAGTTGTTAAAAACTCAATTAGTAATCAAGAATATATTTACTGAGGAAGATTGGGAAAAATATAAGAACGCTTTTCATTTTGTATATCTTAAAAACTCTTACTTTGAAGAATTAAAAGAGGCTGAGATTATGACCAATAGATTAGAACAGCTAAATACAATTGATGAATTTGTAAAAGAGGAAAGATATTTCTCAGAAGATTGGGTAAAGAAACATGTCCTACATCAAAGTGAAGATGAAATAGTTCAATTACAAAGAGAAATAAAAGCACAGAAACCTATAGAAGATTCTGATAACAAAGATGAGGAAGATTAAAATGCAAGAACAAATAAAAAATATGTTAGATGCAGTTAAAGAAGGTAATATAAATAGTTTCGAAACTAACTTTACTACACAAGCTAAAGAGAATATAGGTAAAGGTATTGAAACACATAAAGAAACAATAGCCGGTACAATGTTTAAACAAACGGAAGAATAATATGAGTACCCAAAAGTATGCAGACTTCATATCAACACAGATTGAAGATGGTATTGTAGAAGCTAAACAACAACCACTTACTGTAAAATTTAAAGATATAAAAACTGCCACAAAGTTTACTAATGATTCAGTTAAAGCTGGTGTAATGAATATGAAAGTGCGTATGGATAAAGTAATATTCACACCTAAGAATGATGGTGAATTATTCAAGGCAATGAAGTTAATAGATAAGTACAATGGTACTTTAGGAGATAAATAAAAATGGCTTTAAACGATTTTAGAGTTGAAGGTGTTGGCCTTATAAGTCAATCATATACCGCCGGATTGACAGGTGGTGTTATTGTTGCTGATGGCACAAATAATCATTCAACTATAGATAATTATGATTCAGATGGCACAGCATTAATATGGACACAACCACAACCAAGAGCTAAAATTTATTATTTAGTTATAGCAAACACTACAGGTAGTGTAGCTACTGTTGATATGTTGAGTGATGGTACTAAAATCAACCAAATAAAATTAGCGGCTAATGCTTCTAAAGAATTGGGTAGTGCTGTTAAACCTGGATTCGATGCACCTATATATGTATGTAATCCAAGAGAATCATTTGATATGTCGGCTGATGAAGCTGTTAATGTATATGCACAATATAGAGTTGCAACTCCAAAGAAAATAGGAGACTAATCATATGAAGCTTATTAAAGAAACTATATATGATGGTTCAATTCAATGTTTTACCGAATCAAAGAACGGTAAAAAAGAATACTACATTGAAGGTATCTTTATGCAAGCCGATAAGAAGAACGGCAATGGAAGAATATATCCTTAAGAGAATATTCAAGAAGATGTAAAGAGATATACAGAACAAATGATTGGTGCAAATAGAGCCATGGGAGAATTAGGTCATCCTGATTCACCAAAATTAAATCTTGAAAGAGTATCACATATCATAACAGATATGCGTTTAGAAGGAAGCAACTATATTGGTCGTGCTAAGATTCTTGATACTCCTTATGGCAAGATAGCTAAGAATTTTATAGACGAAGGTATCCAACTGGGTGTATCTTCAAGAGGTATGGGTAGTCTTAAAAACGTAGGTGGGACTCCGCAAATCCAGAAAGACTTTAGATTATGTGCAGTAGATATTGTAGCAAATCCATCTGCTCCAGATGCCTTTGTAAAGGGTATCATGGAAGGCAAAGAATGGCAAATATTTGGTACTAGTATTGAAGAAATAACAGAAAACATGCTTAAAGAGCAATTTAAGCGTAGTGGTATGAATGATTTAGAACGTATTAAGCTTGCACGGTTCGCTGAGTTTTGTTCAAAATTGTCATAATTATAAATAAATATAGAAATCGATAATTACTCGTAAGACAGGAGATATATAAATGGCTAAGTTAAACAAAGCAAATATGCCAGGTTCTGAAAAAATTGACAAGATAACAAATGTAGATACTAAGATTGATGATACAGGTAAAGCTATTGTTACACCTTGGGACCCTAAAACTGGACCAGCGGCAGCAGATAAAATTGCAGATAAAACAAATATGCCGGGTGGCGAAAAAGCTAAATCCGAAAAGAATACTGCTAAAGGTTCTGTATCAGGACAACCAAATGGTATCAAACCATCTGGTGGTGAAAAGGCTGATAAGCTTAAAAAGAAAAAAGTTGCAGAGGCTCTTATTGGTTTAGATACAATGACTGATGAACAAGCAACTAAGTTATCAGAAATGTTAGCATCATTCACAGAAGCTGACGAAAAAGATGATGACAAGAAAAAGTTCCCATTCAACAAAAAAGACGACAAAGAAAAAGAAGTCGATGAAGCTGGCGAAAAGGACAAAGACGATACAGACGATACAGACGATAAAGCCAAAGACGCTGATGAAAAGAAAAAGTTCCCGTTCAATAAGGAAGACATTAAACTTGACATGAAAGCTGACGTTGATGCAATGTTTGAAGGTCAAGACTTTTCTGATGAATTCAAAACAAAAGCTACACTAGTATTTGAATCGGCTGTTAAAAGTCGAATCGATGGTATTGTAGATACTGTACAAGAATCATATGGCCCTGCTATTGAGGCTGGTATTCAAGTTGAAATGATTCAACTAGAAGAAAAACTTTCTGGTTATATGCACTATGTTTCAGAAGAATTTATGAAAGAGAATGAAATTGCTATTGAATCTGGAATCAAACAAGAGATTACAGAAGAATTTATCAAAGGACTTAAAGTTCTTTGTGAAGAACATTCAATAGATTTACCAGAAGAAAAAGTTGATGCTCTTGAAGAAAGTCAGAAAGTAGTTACTGACCTCGAAAAGAAATACACAAATGTAGCAGAAGAAAACATTTCTTTGAAGAATCAAATTAATGAATCTGTAAGAAATGAAATTTTAACAAATGTCGGTGATGGTCTTGCCGCTACTGAACAAGAAAAGTTAAATGATGTTTGTGAAGGAGTTGACTTTGAAAATAAGGAAGACTTTACAAGCAAAGTAACTATCTTGAAAGAGAATTATTTCCCAGGAAAAGGAACTGTAACTAAAGCATCTGATGTTGATATTATCACAGAAGATGAAAAGGTTAAAGCAACTGGTAAAATGGGATTATACGTAAATACAGTAACACATGACCTGAAAAACGCTTAATTTATAAATAGATAATGAACAAAGAAATTTAATTAAAATAATAAATCAGGAGATTTATAAATGTTACAGAATATAGAAGAACTAAAGAAAAAATGGCAACCAGTTCTTGAACATGCTGACTTAGACCCTATTCAGAATAGTTATATTAGAAATACTACAACTATTCTTTTAGAGAACCAAGAGCAGTTCAATGAAGGTAATGCTAACGAATCTGGTATGATTGCAGAAGCAACACACGCTAACGCGGCTGGTGCAATGGCAGATACTGGTGGAGTTGCTAAATGGGACCCAATCCTTATTAGCTTAATCAGACGTAATGCTCCTAAGCTTATCGCTTATGAAATCGCAGGCGTTCAGCCAATGACAGGACCGACTGGTCTTATCTTTGCAATGAAATCAAACTATGATGGCCAAGGTGATACAGAAGCATTGTTCAACGAAGCTGATACTAACTTTTCTGGTGATAGTTCAGCCGCTCCAGCAGGAACAGACCCGTATGATAGAACAGATGATGCTGGCTCAGGTACTACTGTTGCATATGGTCCTAGCGATTCATCAACGGAAGTTAGTAGTGTAACTGGTTACGCAGTAGGTCAAGCAGTTTCGACCGACTATGCTGAATCAATGGGTGATGCAAGTACACTTAATCAAATGGCTTTCACAATCGAGAAAGCAACTGTAACAGCAAAAAGTCGTGCATTAAAGGCTGAGTACACTGTTGAGTTGGCTCAAGATTTAAAAGCTGTTCATGGTTTAGATGCTGAATCCGAACTAAGCAACATTCTCTCAACAGAGATTCTTGCTGAAACAAACCGAGAATTAGTTAGAACAATGTATATTTGTGCTAAATCTGGTGCAAGAAAGAACGTAACAACTTCTGGTACTATTGACCTTGATACTGATGTATCTGGTCGTTGGAGTGCTGAAAGATTTAAAGGGTTACTATTTGCTATCGAAAGAGAAGCAAACGTAATTGCTAAAGAAACTAGACGTGGAAAAGGTAACTTCATCGTTACTAGCTCTGATGTTGCTTCTGCTTTAAGTCTTAGTGGTGCTTTGGATTATGCTCCAGCTTTGAATACAGCAGGTCTTACAGTAGATGATACTGGAACGACATTCGCTGGTGTTCTTAATGGACGTGTTAAAGTTTACATAGACCCTTACTTCTCAGATGCTTCAAACGACTTCTTCATGGTAGGTTATCGTGGTTCAAGTCCTTATGATGCAGGTCTTTTCTACTGCCCATACGTTCCGCTACAGATGTATCGTGCTGTTGGTGAGAATACTTTCCAACCTAAGATTGCTTTCAAGACTCGTTATGGAATGGTTTCGAACCCATTTGCTAACCCAACCAATGGTACTCTTGGTACGCTTTATGCTGGTTGTAACCCCTACTACAGATTAATTCGTGTAACAAATCTCATGTAAGTTGTGTGTTTGTAACGAGTTATATTAAAAAACAAAAGATGCTTTCTTCGGAGAGCATCTTTTTTTATGCCTAAATTTAATATCTTATAAATAGTTATATAAAACAAGCCCATTAGATGTGTAACCATCTAAGAGGCTCTAATCGACACATTGTTAAGGGTATAACAACATGCAGACTAAAGCTATTTATAAAGTATACGCCGCACTTCAAATAGAAAACAATAAACCATATGTAGGTAAATCTGGTAATTTTCATAGTAGAAAGCGTGTACATTTGCGGGCAATTAATAATGGGTCTACGCAATGTCCAATTTTTTATAACGCATTAAGAAAATATGGTGCCGATAAGTTCAAATGGTATACATTATTTGAAACA